AGCTATGCATAGCTCCCAAAGCAAAGCCCAGCACCAGGATCGCAAAGCATACCCCTGGCTGCTCTTTTACTACAATTGCCGTCTCTTTCAAAAAAGTCATTACTTTTCTCATTACCATTCATCTCCTTTCAATCGAATATTTTTGCACGTTTTGCACGAATATTTTATCGAATATTTTGCAGGCAATGTGCAAAATGCTCACATTGCTTTTCCTACTCCTGGTCGTCCCACAAATACACACCCGTACTCGCGCCGCCGTCTCGCATATCAACATGCACAAACTCATCGCCATAATACTCGCCAATGCCGTCAAAAATCTGTTTGCAAACACTCGCCAGCTCCCACACGCCCATACCGTCAACCCAAATATCAGCCGCCGTCCCCTGCACGTGCTGGCTGTTAGACACGCCACCTACAGCCGCATTATGTTCTGGACACCTGTAACCGTTAGTTACATTGATCGGCTTGCCCACGATTTCACGCAGACGCTCCAATCCTTCCAGCAATACTTCACTCATACCACCGTCAGGAAGCTGCCCGCAATGGCGACAGCTCATTTCACTTTCACTAAAATGTTCACTTAACATTATTGATCATCTCCTTTTCCGATTTTCTTACCCACTTCCCCAGGGCCACTATTAAACTTGCTGTTAATCAGCTTATTTGCGATTTGCGTAGCTGCGCTACCGCCGCCGGTCATAGTTGCAAATGTCTCATAATTTCCCCATGTCTGCCCTTTATAAATTAAATAACAACTGCCAGCCAAAAAGGCGATGAACCCGACAACGGATAAAATCCGTGTTAGCGAGTATACACCGCCCTCTTTTAACATTTCTGTGAATTTGTTAAACATCCGCATCTCTCTCTTTCGGCTCTGTCGGTAAATCAAGCACCCGATCTTTAATACCATCCATTACACCATTTACGCCCAGGTTGTGATAAGCATTATAAACATTGATAAAACTCTCCTTAGCGTATATCGGGCAATACCCTTTATCAAAACAATAATGATTATAAGCCTGTATCATACGATCTCTCAGCAAAGCCTGCATCCCCGCCTCAACCGCTTCATTCTTTCTGTTTATCGTTCGTATCTTCTTGGTCAGATACCCCAATGTCGCACTCACCAGCAAACTTACCACATAAATAATAATCTCTGCCATATCCGCACCACCTGTACAATGATAAAGGAAAAGCGCCTACCGAAGTAAGCGCTCTTCCTCTGTTTACCTGAAATATTTACCAAATTTTGCATTCGCAGCTCTGGCCACATTCTTAATATAAGCCTTCTTCTTATCAATACGCGCCCGCTTCTCATCCGGAGAAAGTACCGTACTTGTAGTAATATTACGAATATCCTTATTTGCATTGCTGATCAGCTGGCCAGCCTTGCGCACTAACTTAACTGCAGTTACCGGTTTGCCCTTTACGCCATAGCCTGCATGCTGCTTGTTCGCCGTATCCAACATATCATAAAAATCATTTACTGAACGATTTTTAATATTGTCGTTCAGCATAAAATCTCTAACAAATGTCAACTCCGAAAACTTCTTCGTCGGCATATTTCTTTTTTCAGCAACCAGCGGGTCCAAGCTCTGCGCTAAAAACATACCCATAGTCCCCGTGTATCCCCGAATAGTATTATCAACTTTCACCGGCGAAACCTTCAGCACCTGCCCCACGGCTTTAGCTACTTCTGATGTTCCCGGATTAAATTGCATTTCGTCAGGTAGCCGCTCCAAGCGTTTACCAGTAATCGGTTGGCCACGGAAATCCGAATAATTGGCCTTCCATTCAAACAATGGTAACACTAACGTAGGCACAAAGTTTGGCAATGCTGCATCCTTAAATGCTTCTGCCCATTCCCCCATAGCCTCAGGGTCCGTTTTCGTCGCCATATCCAAAATCATTTCGATACCGCTGCCAAAGAAAACACCAGCTTCCTGAGGTTTAGGTATCCTGATCCCGCCGGGCAAACACCAGCAAGTATTTTTAATATTTGGATCCAGCTCTTTATACCAATCCTCGTCATGGTTTAATGCCCACAAAATTACACTGGGCAATACAATATATTTTCCCAAGGCCGTCACAGTTCCAACCGGATCATCCTTCATCAGCCTGATCATCTTATCGCCGCCCTGTAAACACGCATTGAAGAACGGCACTATTTGATTTACCTTCTCTCCCTGCACACCGCTGCGGCTAAAATCAAGCGTCAGTTCCCGAGCATATCTTGCAGCCTCGTCGATGCTAACACCCTGCTTCCGGGCCCTCATAAATTCACCCATACGGCTGCTGCTCTCAACAAACTCCGACAACATTCCTGGGTATTTCATAAAAGCATTCCATACATCACCGGCTCCGTATTCTCTCCAAGCTTTCCCCCCCGCCATCTCGTCTAAACTTTTAGAAACCGATTCAGCACTGGAATAAAAATTATACTGATTAACGCCAGCGGCCTCAAACTCGGCTCGAAGCTGCGGATTTTTCGCCAGGGCATACATGCCACGCACAGTATCGACAAACGGAATAAACCCTGTTTTACTGCTAACGCCAGCAAAAAACGTATCCCTGATCAGGTTCCGAACAATAAATGACGGCGAGCTGGTCGCACCAGCACGAAGCATTCTCGCCGTATTACGGGCAAGCCCTAAAACAAACCCCGCGCTTGTTTCATTATAACCAGCGATAGGCCCATAAAACTCAGGAATGGTTTGATAAGCAACCTTCTTACCATTTTCCATAACCGTAAAAATACAGTTTTTAGGATCAGCACTCTTGCCCTCGGCTGCCCATACCACATTCCCCATCGAGCCATCAGCGGCCATTTGCACCGCCATCTGCCCTACTTTATTACGCTCTGCACGAGCGCAAACAACGGCAGCGGCTTTCAGTGAACTCTCTAAAGGATTTATTATGCCCCGTTCGCTACCCTCAACAGAAATGGTTTTCAACGTCGAGCTGATATTAGCAATGCCACGTCCTACCCACTGCAGCCCACCGATAAAACTATCGGCAGCAGCAGTATCGCTAAAATCACGCATCAGCGGCGCATAATATTTGTACTTCGTGTTCAACAACTCATGCGTCTCAGCGCTGATCATTCCTGCATCTTCCATAACGGTAAGCAAATTATCGTTAAACTTCCAATACAGTGACGCAGCTTCCTTGAACTCTTTCGGTGCCTGTCTAATAAATTCTCGTAGATCAGCTGCAGTCAATTCAGCAGGCATTTTATAAGGTTTATATATAGGCTTTTTACCTCTGCCACCATTATCATCCCACTCTTTTACCTTTTGCTGATATGCTTCTCTATGCAGCCGGTTCATCTCCAAAAGCCTGATACTGCCGAGATAAGTACCCAAAGCATCTATCCAATTCGCCAAACCGTTATTTTTTAGATAATCGCCGTACTTGCTATCCATAAACTTGCGGTCAATCTTTTCAAGCGCCATAGCTAAAGTAGCAACATGAGGCAGCTTCTTTTTCTTCAGACGTGCATTTACAGCCTTAATGCTATTCTCGTCACCTTCGATCAAAGCATTTGCCATTCCTGAAGCATTAGCTTTCATAGTCTGAGCCTTGTTATAAATCTTTTCATCGTCAGTAAGCTTACGCCCTACTTCCTTCTCCACAGCGGCATCCACATCATGCAGGGCATCGTTTTTGTCTATCCAGTCCCGGTACAAGTTTTTCCGTTTATCTGCCAGCCAGTCCTTAACCGATTGCACAGTTCCCTTGCGCTCGATATTACTAAACGCTCTGGCCACCTTCTGCCCACCGGTAAGAGGCTTGCTATACCGATGCTCAGCATCATTCTTAGCAAAAATTGAATACTTAGCATCTCCGCTCGCATTGACACCTTGCAGTTTTTCTGATATGCTTTTCTCAAGCAAAGAGCTTTGTTTAGTTATGAGGTCGGGCAATTGTAGCCTAAATCCTGTTAACCATTCAAGGCTCTTTTCTGTATTTGCATATAGAAGATTTTTTTCAAGCACCTGTTTTGTAACAAACAAATCCTCTGCTTTCCTTCCATAAATACTCTTGATGACATTGGCAATATTTTTATTACCAATGTCTTTTTGTATTGCCAGCGGAACAATAACAGAACGCCCTTGTCTATCTTTGATATCTGTAAAGATCACTACATCACCCTTTACTGTCGCCGACTTCATAACAAAAACCGGCTCATTCAGCGCCTGCGGAATCTGTTCCAGCATATCTAATGTCAATTCATGCGCATGTTCAGCAATACCTTCTTTCTTAGTAGTATTCGCCGCAATACCAATACGCATTTTTATTGGCAGATCAGGAACGCCAAGCTCCTGTAAAATTAAGGGAGTATCACAAACCTTTACTGGTTTATTACCACGTACCTTACTTTCCAATGCGTCCTGTATATTTTTCCTAAAGACCTTACCATAATTTGCCCATTTTTCTTGTTCTTTCTGACTGAATAAAGAAAATAGTTTAAGCCCACTTGCCTCACTGTCTTTTGCATTTCTTTCCCAAACCTCGCCGCTTTCAATCTTACGGAAAATATCATGCTCAGTTTCAAAACCTAAAAAGTCAGCAACCTTCGCAGCAAAATCCTTCACCTTACGCCACAACTTGCCCCAATCGCTGCCCTCTTTAAGCTCCTTCCACCTGATACGCCACTTCCGGTAAGCCTCGGCCATAGCCTCTTCATTACCCTTAAACACACGCTCAAGAGCAGTATTTTCACGTTCAGTCAAACCATGCGTCCTGGCATAGTGCAACGCTTCATGGTCAATCGTACCCCGCACGTTATCCTGCGTGAGTGTCATAAAAGCATTTTTACCAATAGTCCGCACACTGCCCAAAACCTCAGCATCACGCGCCAGTTTACCGCCGTAATCCTCCTGCGCCCGCTCAAACTCCGCATCATCAAGCACAGCCCGCTCCACAACATCAATTCGCATATGCTGCCCATTTGGCAAATCAAACTCCATCACGCTTCTGTCACGACTAAAGTTCTTCGCATTAGGGAACGCATCTTTCGCCTGCGCCTCCCACTCATCCAAAGCAATCGGATTCAACTCTTCGCCCTTATCAGCAACGCTGTATTTGATCTCCGAACTATTATTAACAAAATCACTGAAGCTATCACGGCTTCCTTCTTCATCAAACAAAAATCCCTTAGCAAACCTGCTATAGTACCCGCCGTATTTTTTAGCATACCCGCTTAACTTTTTATAGTCATCACCCGATATCCGTTCCTTGATCTTTGCCCGGTAAAAATTTTCTCCGGTCTTAGTATGCGTATAAATATCTGTTTCAAACAAATCACTATCCTGACTAGGCTCAGCAGCTGTCACCACAGGCGTTTTACTTTCAACAGATTTAATGGAACCCGCTTGTGCAGTCCGTTCCGGCATACTTAAATTTTCAATACGATCGAATAAGTCATTAACATCTTTCGCACCACGTAAGTCAATCTGCCTGCTATCAACATTTAAACGATCTTTAGACATATGTTTATCAATAACAAGAATTTTAGTAAAAATACCGGTACCAGCTCTCTTAAACGCTTCGCCTGGTAACAATACCTCTCCTACCAAATACGCATTAGCCGCTTCTTCCGAATCATACCAACGCTCAAAGCGCTTCGTCATACTCGGACCGTCAGGAACGATAGCAATAATACGTCCATTATCCCTCAAATGCTTAAACGCCTTTGCCACATGCTCCATAGCCGTCTTACCACCAACGCCAAAAGGCGGATTCATCACCACAGCATTAAATTTATTAACTACATTGTAATCCTCAAAATTACTGTTAATAACTTTTGCACCATCGGTGTTCATCTGTGCTAAAGCCGCCAGTTTCCCACTCGGCTCAACAATAACATTCTCTGTATTCGGGCTAAAGAAACGACTTATTGCGCCGTGACCAGCGGAAGGTTCCAGAACTTTGTCACCGTCATTTAAGCCAGCCCATTCCACCATCTTAAACCCAACGGGTTCAGGCGTAGCAAAATAGTCCTTACCTTCAGCAGCTTTATTCCCAGCATTCTTTTTCTGATTAGCAAAATATAAAGATTTAGCCCTGTCAAAATCACTCAAAGGGCTTAATGCCGCTCTGTCATATTCTTTCCCGCCGACATCTTCACCATCAGCTCCCGGCTTTCTTTGTTCCCAGGTGCCGTACATAGTTTCTAAAAACGCATTTACAAAGCTGTCCCTTAGACCTCGTGCCTGATTTCCCAACGCCAAATTTTCGGCCGTACTTGCACGGCTGGCAATCGTCCCCGCAAATAAACGTTTCTCAACATCCATCCCCGTACTCAAATAACGGATAATAGCATTGCTCATGCTGCCCTGCCGGTAAATACGCCCCTCAATTTGAATAGCATAACTCGGCCTTTTAGGAATACCCAAATTAATTAAAACCCGCTGGTACTTGCCTGTAGTATCATGCAAACTTATGCCGGCATTACCAGCATCAGCCTGCACTAAAATCAAACGTCTTTTTCCCGCGTCGTCATTAAACTCTCTGACATTTTCTCGGCGTTTTGCTTTTGGCACATCACCATTAAATAACATCAGCTCATCGCCAAAAGCACTTTGCAAAATTTCAATCGGTGAATTTAACGAAGCCAGGTTCAAATTAACCAGATCCGGGCGCTCTATTTTAAAAGCTTCATATTCCCTTAGCACTCTACTACGTTCTTCCGGAGCCATTCTACTAAATATTTCAGTAGATATTTTAAATGGATGTGTTAAAACACGTGGTTTGTTTGTGTCATGAAAAAGCACGACTTTCTTTCCCTGATGCAAATACTCTTTAACAATCGGAATAACCTCACGCGCTTTAATAGATTCGATCATATAATTACGCGTTCTGCCATTAAACTGCTTAGTTAAAAAGTCTCTCAAACTACTATAACGAGCGTGATTATCCTGCAGCCAATTGAAACCTTCGTCGATGTTTTTACCAACACCCTGTCCAACCAGCAAAAAACCGCGGTTATAATCCTTATCAATATCTAGCTGGCGGCCGGATAGCACCCCTTCTTTTCGCAACCATTCATGGAACTGTACTTCCATTACCCTGTTATCCACCTGCGCGTCCGGTCTTGTCAGCTTGTTATACCGCATACTATAACCAAAATGCTGCATCATAAACTGCTCGCGTCCGTTACCGCTGTTATACCCACTGCCGTCACTTTCAGGATAATTAAACAGGTAACCTTCTGCATAATCAACATCCTTATCATAAGCAAATGGAGTCGCAGACAAAAATACCGTTTTAGGTTTTTCACTATCCGGAATTTTTTGCCATTCTTCAATAGCATTTCTGTCGCTTTCGGCATGCTCTTGCGACAATTCACGCAGTTTAGATTGCAGAGTTTCGCGCTTTGCATTTAACTCCGTATTATCCTTATCTTTGCGAAGTTCACGATTCAAGTCGTCCAGTTCTTTATCTAAACGTTTTTCTTCATCTGTCCGCAATAATACCTTGGCACGTTCATGCAATCCTCTTTTATTAAAAGTAATTGCCCTCAATTTCTGTAGTGCACCAGTCGCCTCGCCCTTTTCATTATTCATTAAGTTATGTGATTCATCGGCGATAACTAAATCCCAATTTCTTCTGACAATAGCATCATTCTGCTGCATATTAGCATAAGTAGTAATGGTAGCCCCTTTACCAGCATCGTTAATACTTTCAAGAGGCATAAGCATTAAATCAAAATAATCTTTAGCAGCAGATATCCACTGCGCATTTATCTGATCATTAGGAGTAACAACTAAAATATTGTTTTTACCCTGCTCAGCCAGCTCTTTAGCAATACCTAACCCGCTGAAAGTTTTACCGGTACCTGTACCATTAGTAAACAGAACTCCTGTTTTAGCCTCATCCTTCAAACGTTTTTCAGCAAAAACAACATCCTCTACTTGTCCAACCGTCAAAAAAGGCAGCTTCTTTGCAACTCTACGCAAAGATTCTGCCTTTAAATTTTTACTATTCTCATTTAATTCTCTTCTTTTAGCGGCCGCATCAGCTTGTCCGTTTTCAGCAAGCTTAACAGCTCGTCCAGTTGCTTCTCCGTTAACATCTGATTGTCTTTCTCGGCTATCATCAATGCGTCTCTGTAATCCAGTACTTCCGGCGCTATCGGTTGTATCATCGGATTCTGCTCTTTGTACTCCTCTATCATCAGATTTTCTGCTAACAGAGGTCCGACCGTCATGTATGCTATCAGCACGTAGATGTCCTTCACTCCCGCCGCTTTCAGTCTCTCGCACTCTTTGTCCATTTCTTCCGGCGGGTTCTCTGCCGCCAGCATTTTCCCGAACTTCGTTTTGGGTGGAGATAATTTCACCATCTCCTGCAGCCAATTTTTCGGAGCTGTCAGTAACATTCTTATCCACTCCTTCATTATCTATTGCTGAAGTATTCGCCTCTGATTGCCCAAACTCCTGCCCACTTTCAGCATGGACCACCTCAGCCATCGGTTTAATTTCAGCATTTTTAATAATAGCCCTATCATTACTCTTCGGCATTAACAACTGCGGTTCTTTAAGTATGGTTTCATCTACAGCATTAAACCTTTCAGGCATTTTACTTTTTATACTATCCAATGCTGTAAGCTGTTCCTGTAACCCATCCAGTGTTTCCTTAGCTTCGGAAAAATAAGCCGCACTTTCCGCGCTATCATTCTGCCACCCCGGCAATATAGACTGCCCCGATAAAACATCATAGGCAATCTGCTTCAGTTCTGCCTGCGTAGGCGGTCTTTTATTCTGCTTGTAGAAATCCCTGTACCACGGCGCATTACGACTCTCACGGTAGCCCATGCCCTCACCGCCGGGGCGAATAATTTCAACACCCTGTTTCATGCCGCCTTTTAATTCTTCGATAACCGGTACCAACATTTCGTCATATTGCCGTTGCAACCTTGTCCGTTCAATTTCTATACCTGCCGCCGGATTATCAGGGTACAGCGCAGTAACATAATCTGCCGCGTCACGTTCAAGCCCCTCTAAACCAGAATTGAGCTTGTCACGCTCCATACCATACCACCGCTGATCTAAATTCTGCTGTCGTATTTTATCAATGGTATCTCTAAATTTCTGCTTATCCTTAAATCTGCTATTATCTGTATAGTATTCAGGTGGCATGAACCCACCAGTTGCTGTGGTTTGACGTTTAATACTTCTCAAATTATCCTCAGCTTGTTCTTTAGCCAAGTTAGGGTAAGCAATATTACTAAAAAAATCCGCGGCCTCTGCAGGCTGTGCCTGACTGGCAGCACGTTTTTCCGCCTCCTGACGGCTTAAAACCGCGACTTTGCTTGCATCTGTTTCTTCACCGTCTTTTGCTTTGCCCGCTTCAATTTGTTCAAATTTGGTGTTTTGATTTTCACTATTTTTTGTTTGGCCATCTTCTACACCAGCTTTCTTTTCAGTTTGCTCAATAGAAAAACCGCTGTCCTCGTTACTGACAGCAGTATCATCAAGCCTGTAATCCTCAGCACCCTTATAAACATTTTCAACAGCATCACTCTTATTCTGTAAGCCTGTAGCAGACCTGCTGTCACTCGCATAAACACTCGACTGAATATAATACTTAACCTTGCCAAACATCTCGGCCGGGCTTTGCTGTGATTCATAGATGCCATTTTGCGAAGCACCATTTTGAATAGTACCGCCGTCCTCAGTTACCATGACAATATGATTTCCATCTTCGACTACTGCCATATCACCAGGTTGAGGCGTATAGTTTTCAGGATTTCGTAATAGCCCATTTTCTTCAGCCGTATTAACTGCCTGATCCACATTGATTTGTCCTGCAAACGGAGTGCCTTGCAGGGCTATTCCCATGGTTCGCATGCAATTAGTGCCATCCTCAGCTCTGTAAGGCAACTCTCCCTGCAAAGCTCTCACGTTATTAATAACATTATTGCCCACACCTTTTAAAGCCGGCTTTTCTTGCCTGCCATTACCGGCTATAGCGGAACCGGCAGCACCGCCAGCACCGCCAAGAACAAGACCGCCGACTAAGCCAGCTTTTGCTGAAGCGATAATATCCTGTAAATCAAGTGGCTTGCTCTGTGCCACATAACCAATGGCGCTTTGTCCTGCTTCTTCACCCGCATTTGTGATCCCCCCACCAGCTGCACCCATTATGCCTTTTTTTACTATCTCTTTCGCGCCAACTTTTGCAGGATTTTCAAGTAGTCCTAAAAGTTTTGTCGCACCAAAAGATTGCAGGGCATTGGATAAACCTAAAAAAGCCACGTTCATTCCTGCTGCTTTATTCACAGCAGATTTTATCTCATCTTCGCTGTAACCTTCTTCCAGCATTTCCCCGACTAAATTGCCGCCTTCAGAAATAGCTTCAAACGGAGTTGTAGCTACATTACCAATGACCAGCTTTCCAAGAGGACTGCTCCACAGTCTGGCAACAGCCGGTATCTTAGTAGCTACCGCTCCTGCAGCACCTGCAAGTGGGCTGGCAGAGGCAGCTCCAACAACTGCTGCTGTTTCTGCCCCCAAGGCTCCCATGGAACCAAGCATATTATTTACATCATACCAGGCACCTTGTGGATCAAACCAATAATTTACATTGGTAAGCTCCGGTTCCTGAAACTTCGACCGGGAATTTCTCTGTACAACATCTTCCAAATATTCAGCGCCCTGTTTAAAAGAATCGCCGCCAAGCGGGGAATTAACCTGTCCAAAACGTGCCTGACCCGCAAGCACACTTGCCGCACCTGCATCTATCGCGTCTTTTGCCCATCCCAGCCATCCGTTGTCCTTCGTTTCCTCGTAATTTACGGCCTGCTCAGGCAGTAAACCATGACGGGCCATAAAATCATCTACATAATTACCCGCTTCACCCATAGGTTTACGATAAAGTTCGCCAGCCTTTTTACGCCAGTCATCAATATTATTAAGGCTTCCTAAACCTGCCATCTTCTCACCGCCTATATTCTACTGGATTATTACGCACGTTTTCCGTAATCGCCTGTTTTATATCATCTAAATCCATTGCAGCCAGACCAGTTCGTTCTGTTCTATCCCACCAAGGTTTTGCCTGCGGTGTAGGTTGCTGCGTGGATTGTTCCTGCTTTTTCCCGACAATACCTGCATCACTTAATATTTTTTCCACGAAATCATTTGAGTCATCATTAGGATCTAACCCGTACTCTTGTCTAAATGCCTGGGCAATCTGAACATCAGGAATACGCCCGGCAGTTTTTTCTTTTATTTCGGTAACAAAGCGAATAGCTGTAGGATAGTCATTCAAATTTACTGCTGTCTGATTACTTTGTTGTTGATCGGTGGGCTGGAAAAGAGTAGAAAAAGCGCCGTTGACCAAAGCATTTGCCCGAGCCAACCGCTGCTGTTCATCCGGCGTCAGTTCACCGCCCAACGCAACTTTTTCATTCAGTGTTTTTATCTGTTCATTGGCAGCCTTAAAAGCACCGCTATCAAAAATACTCTTATTGCTGCTGGTGTTTCCTCTGCCACCAAATACAGCCCCGGCAAAATCCGGATTTCTTTCAGCGAATGCCACCTTATCTTCCAAACTCCAACTTGCTGCAGCACGGGCCAATTGGGCATTGAATAAAGCTAAATCTTTGGCATTAGTAATTTTTCTGCCTTCATCTTCCATCTGCCAAATATGCTGCTGGTTACGATCTGTCAACTGATCCCCTCTATTGCGTTCATATATGCGTTGCTCTTTATCGGCAGCATACATATCCCTCGGTGTTACCGAACCACTCAGCAAAATACCTGCTGTTTCCGGATCATACTGCCGCAACGTCAGAGTATCCTGAAGTGCTCCAGCATAGTCACCTTTTTTATACTTATCCATAATCGCAGGCACTAAATTACTGGATGCATCTTGCTTTAACTTCTTATCGTAATCCGGCAGAACGCCATCGATCACTTCCTTGTTTATTCCCTGCTTTTGTAATACAAGCTTAATATCTTCTGCGGTAACGCCCGGACTCCAGACCGTCTGATTAGCTTTAGCTTCCTGTACATCTGCTACATCTCCACTGTCTATCTCTTTTAACCTATCTAAGTTTTTGAAACTATAATCCTGCGTATTCGCAATAGGATATTGCCTGCCATTTTTCAACTTCAGCGCCTCACTTGCTGCATTTTCTTGTACACTGTGGCTATCTGGTGTTGCCCTGCTCAATGTAAAATTAGGATCTGCTATAGTACCTTTACTTAAATCATACGATCTTTGTATTGCTGCGTTTATGTCCGCATTCGTCATGCCATTATTCATCAAATCATCAATTACATTCGCAGCTTTTTTCTCCTGTCGGTTTTTAGCATTAGCCGCCCACATATTACCATAGGCTCCACCAAGCATCATACCTATTTTAAATGAAGGATCAATATAGTCACTCATAAAAGAAGCCATTTCTCAACACCTGCCCTATCATTTTAAATAATTCCAAAACCCACCATTACCAGCAAGACCTGTAGCAACACCGCCGAGCAGACTTCCAAGCCCACCGCCACTGCTGCTTTGGTTTGTCGTAGTCGTTCCATATTTACCTGCAATACTAGCCAGCGTTCCGCTGCCAGCACTGTTTAAGCCTAAAGAAGCCTGCCACAAATTAAGAGATGGCTGCTGAGCTGCTTCTTGTGCTGCAGAAGTTGCGATAATCGGCTGTGTCGCATTACTCATCTGCTGACCGTACAAACCGCTTAAAGTATTGATGTTATTGTTATATTGCTGCGCCATCGTGTTAGAAACATTCTTTTCAATATCATTCATACCTTTTTGAGTAACGCTACTGTTCAAAATTCCTCTACCGCCCAGCCCATTTAACATATTTCCAACAGTCCCCTGAACCCCACCTTGCAGTGCTGCAGTCATGTTATCCTTATATTCCTGCGGTAGCTCACCCTTTATTAACCCTGATACTCCCTGCTGAGCCTGCGCTATCTGATCCTGAGCATTTTTGTTCATCGTTTCATAATCAGCTTTTACGGTGCCCATACTATCCCAAAGCATGTTACCAGCCTCGGTATTCAATTTGATCATATTTGGATAAATTTCATCCAAATAACCCATTTGCTTAGTCAAAAGCGCTCTTTCTTCCGGAGACATCTGATAAGTAGTCGTACTACTCACATTCCCCTTAAACATCTGAAAATTAAAATACATCACACTCACCCACTTCCGTAATTAAATAGTAAGCATACTTATTCTTTTTATTGTCAAACCATGCCGGGAAAACGAAAAACGGCCTACCTATATGATTAATGCCACTGATCCGGTATGAACCATCGGCAGCAACATTTTCTTTTTCCACCTTACCCCCAAAAAACCTTAAATGCGCCCGAATATCCCTTGTCACAATAGTTATCAATCGGTTTAGTCGTTTTTCACTACAAATAAGAAGCCCAACATCATACCAAAACTTCCCGTCTCCGCAGGTTTCATAAATCACTAGAGAATTATTTTTTGTATCAACGCCATATTGACAATACCCCCGGTCAGGCAAATACTGTTCTGTGTATCCAGGTAATAGCTCATGCATGTCCCCTGTCTTTTCTTCATATTTTTTAATCCACTCTGCTTTAGTCATAACTAACCTCACTTCATCATTGTATGTAAAGCTATCCCTGTAATTTCATGATTGGAAACGGATGTCAGCTCTAACTCTATTTCAGTTAAAGTATCATACAGATGTTTTATATGACGGCCTTCATTAAGTCGATATATCCAGCTTTGCTTTCCGCAACTAAATAAGACTGCGCCATCTTTTTCTCCAGTAATATTGATATCATATTTTCTGGTAAAGAATTTTACACCTGACAGAATTTTGCGTGTAATTAACCTGGTCTTAATCGGCTTTCCATTATCCGTAATTTCCTTAAAACCCCACCGATGAATTCTATTTGATATTGATACACTTATGCCATCTGTAGTATCGGCCATATCGGAAATAGCCTCCGGGAACGTCAAAATATACCCCGCCCCCATATTATACTGGTAAACAAACAGCCTGTTACGCGCTCTAAAATCTGGAGCAATAACAAGCTGTCTTTTTGATATTAAATTCCAACACATGGGCTTATAAACACTCTCAGATAAGCTTTTATTGATCTTATAACCAAGTTCACTAGGGCTAAAATTGCCATAGCTAAGTACAGACTCTATACCTCTAATTCCACCCTGAGTAATAAATACTACATTACTTCCGACTATCTCTATGGATTTCTGCGTAGCATCAGCTCTCGAATTTTCCCCAATCTGTGTTACCACCCAGCTTGGATATTCCCCACTAACCGAATAAATATTTCCATTGGATTTAAACACTAGTAAATCTCCCGACATAGCTTTACAGGCGATAATATCGCCATCGTCTTTATAACCAACTTCAACAAATTTTGAGCTGCTGTCATCATCGCTATCATCAACCCAAGCCTGCTCACTTTTAGCATCACCGATAGAAGAATAATACAAATTATCATCGCCCTGATGTGTTGTAACAACGCTACCGCGTCTTACAAAAACATTATCACAAAGATAGCTTCCATCTATTGTTTTCAAAGTTTCAAAATCATACACCTGTAGTTTACCGCCACTGGCAATAAATATATCACCACCAAATTTACAGCACACAGGGCGAGATCTGCCTGTAAGGGTACCAACATCCTTTACTCCGCTGGTAATATCAGCAAAATAAATCTTTGCTGTCTGCTTCTCAACTTCCGGTGTTTTACCAAAAATCAGATAACCGTTAGTCATCTGATCATAAAAAAAGCTCTCAATCTCATCACCTTCTAAAGTAATGAGCGGAGCCGACAACCCGCCGCGAGTACGCAGACGGTTATAATCATATTCGTAATTTTCAATAAGCTGCGCTTCGTTCTCGGCAATTTGTGATCCTGGCTGCGCTGTATTCATTCCGCCTGTAAAATCGCCAAAACTAATAGTAGTCAGTTGTTCACTGCGTTCAATTGGCATTTATATCACCTTCTTCACTGCAACATTTTTTCCTTTTCGGTTTTTATATCGTAATTCAAAAACCAGTTCCAGTAATCGTCCGGCGCAGGAAAGTTCTCGTGCAAAAGTTCGTTATTTTCCCAAGCATAAAAACAAGCGCTTTTAAGCCGTTCCGCAATTTCAGGATGAGCTTGTACCAGCTGGTTCTTAGTTTCAACATAGTACATAATGCATAATGCGCAATTAAAAGATTTTCCATAGATGGCATATGTTCCAGGAAGTTCGATATTATTTTCATTGATATATTCCCAAATATCTGTATCTGTCCAGTTATATAAGGGATTGATAACTTTATGTCCATTCTCTTTAATCTGCAACGGTTCAAGACTTTTTCTATCAAGCATAATATCGCTTTGCCTTTTTCCAAGCACAGTACATTGCTGTTCATCAGTAAGCCGGCTATCAACGCCCCTGCGGATATGCTTACAACAAAAACGGTTATACAACGTAGGCATCATTTTATATTCTCTGATCAGATCACATACAGATTTTTCAGGATGTATCCATTCCACTTCTGGATGTTTATCTTTGATAAAATTTGCCATCATATCACTTTCAAGTGTAGTTTCCAAGTAATAATATTTAGCCACGCAGCCGGCCCTACTAATAAGATGTTTCAAAACACAGCTGTCTTTACCGCCGCTGAAACGTACCGAAAATCCTTCTGCACACTCATTAGCAGCCAAGATACTGATAGCTTCATTGATTTTCTTCTCTAATTCACTACTCATGCCGGCAAGCTCCCTCCAGTCAAACTGTTATATCTGCTGCGAACACCGGGATCTATATACACTGTCCCAATGCCGTCATCTACATAAATCCTATAGTAAGTACTTTTATTGGCAGATGGTACCATTCCCAGCTGCGGATGGTTATAATACGTACAAAACCCAGCATAATAGGTGTAGCCATTATTTCTGCCAGTGTAATTACTAAGTCCAGAATAAGTTATCCCTGGCGTCACAGCAACTCTCTTTACAGCGCAGCCATAATCAGTATAACCGCTGCTTTTCCCGCTGCCTTCAATCCATTCCTCATAAAGCGCACAAATCGAAACATAGTTAACACTGGCCGGAACTGTAAAAGAGTTTCCACTAGATAACAAGGACCCTTTCACAGGAGCTACCATTGCACTGATCACCATATCTCTCAGTACGCCAAACGACATAGGATTTTCAATATATTCCATACATTTCTCATTCCTCACATTTCATCATTGCCATATAATCACCAAAATCCATATTTCTTACGTAGTATCGAATCTGTTTTGCCACTTTATCACCACCATACTTCGCAATAGCTCTTTCACAATCTGCGTAAGATTTCAAATCTTCATACGGTATTTTATAATCTGCCATAACCAACCGATAATCACTTATTTTAGCAGCCTCTAAGTCCGCCAGACCCTCTAGCATCACTAAATCATTAAAAGCAGACTTCCCTCTTAATTGGAACTGATATTGGTGTACCATCTCATGCGCCAGAAAGAAAAGATATTCTTGATTGCTTAACCTTCCGCAATCAATAACTATTGCCCTGCCCTGAGATGTTATAGCCTGGCTTCTTGCGGCCTTTACCGCTGCATCATTGACCTTAAATCCTTCAATCCTTTTCCTGTATGCTTCTATATTTGGTTCATTGATTACAGCAATATCCTGTTCAAGTTTTATTCCGTAAATTCCATAAAAATAATCTTCAACTATTTTTATATCCCGAGCAGCCAGTTCCTGATTAACACCCATAATAATATGAGCCTGTACTACATTAGTCAGGCTCAGTAAAATAAACAATATAAATTTAAACATTTTGCACCTCGTTATGTCACAGTAAACGACGTAAATTGATAGCCACTATTAGGCGTACAAGTGAAGGTTACACTAGAGCCATACGGTACTGTAAAACTACTACTATAAGTCACACCATTATAAAGTGCCTCAATATTGCCGTTTGCAGGCTGTTTGATGGTAATAGTACACATTATAACAACTGCAGAAGTAGCCGTTATAGTCACAGAACTGTTGATTACCCCTGTTTTACTGGATAAAGTCCCTGCAGTATACCCTTCAGCAGCAGTAATTGAAGCTGTATAATCAGACCCTCGCGGCGCAATAAAACTCTCAGTATACTCCACACCACAACAAGTTACGGTTATTGTTTGATGCGCTGTCTGTACAATCGTAACCATTAAATTATTAACTACCTGCGACTGTACTGTGTATAGCACACCATCGCGCTTATATGGCAGTAACGTTGGGTAAGGGCCTGCCTTATCCCCTGGGAAAAGACCGATAAACCCATTAGCACCATTAACCTTTACCGGCCATGCAATTCCACCAGTCGGGGTTCCATCACTTTCAACTGTGTAAATACTGCATTCCTGTGTGACATTATCCATTTTTATATGCAGCTTCGTGTCTAAAACTGCCATAATATCACCATATTTCTATTCCGCTTGGCAGAAGCAAATGCCCCTCTACGGTATATCTAGGTATCTTGCCTGCTGCATTAGCTACATCTGTACTTGCTACTCTTGTCCCAACTGCCTGCTGCACAAAAGCCGTATTGGCCAGCTGCTTCGTATTCGTTCCTATAGCAGCCGTCGGTGCCGTAGGTATCTCTGTAAAATTCGGGCTGGCAAGCTTAGCATAAGCAGATAAATCCTGATGCTGCGTCAGGGGAGTCATAGAACTGCCGCCTAAAGTGATTACACCACCAGCTATCTTGGCATCTGTGATGCCATAACCAGCCAGCGTCGTAGCTTTAGCGGCCTTGTCCGTAAGCTCTTTCTTCGTTGCATAGGTAATAACAATGTTATTACCGTCTCCGTCCTGCGTAGCCTTTGTAGCCGTATTAGCATTACCATCCAGCTTACCCTTAAACGTATCAGCAGTCAAAACTTTAGTACCAGGATTATAGCTGACGTTGCCTGCAAAACGTATGCCTTCGGTAGTAGTCGCCGTCTGATTAGCAGTCATTGCCAGCAGCAGCGGATACTCTGCATTAGTTGTTGTCACCGTCTGCGTAACCTTATTGTTCGTAGGAGCCTTCCATGTACCGTCACCGGCTAAAAAGCTCTCCTGCCTTCCCGCCACTGGTGCAGGTACAAAACCTGCTTTACCCGCCGCCGAAGCGGTCGCACCGATCATAACATTATGCTCATGATTTTCCGGCGCATAACTTCCTGCTGCCTGCTTACCGTCAAGAGCCTTTTCTAATTTTCCAATAGCCACATTCAAACTATCCGCCGCTGTAATCGCCGCAGCAGATTCAGCCTTTGTATAACCTGTTAAAGCAATCTCGCTGCTTTTATGTTTATGTACCGACGGAGTAAACGTAGCAGGCAGACCAGTTATTCCAGTCCACGGAACAGAAGCTGCAGCTCCAGCTGTGTATATCTCATACCCAGCCTCAGAATTAAGCTTTGTATCATCCTTCACATAATACATCAAGCCTGTAGCTACAACCTTAACAGTATCGCCATTCTGTACTGTAGCTGCCGTTAAAGCGAAGCGTGCCGCATCATTTTCTACGGTTTTAATACGTTCAATAACTGTAGCCGGTAAGTTCTCAATTTTTACCAGGCCTGTTATTTTAGACGCATCAATAGCACTACTGGCAGTCAATGGAGTAATCGTATTGCCGCCCAAAGTAATCACGCCACCAGTTATCTTCGCGTCACTAATTCCATAACCGGCTAAAGTATTCGGATTGGATCCTGATACAACATGGCCTTGTGTATCTACTTCAACTTTCGTATAAGCACCGGTAGCTACACCACTTGTCGGATGAACATATTTCTTTGTATTGACATTACCATTCTCGTCCGGTCCGATACCATCAACTGATCTTACCCCACCTGCAGCTGCCTGCTGCGCTGCCTCTACTGCCCTGTCGGCTTCCGTCTTAGCCCTGTTAGCTTCAGTAGTAGCCACACTCGCACTACCAGAAGCCGTATTTGCAGCCTCTTGGGCAAGATTCTTGAAGGTATTCGCATTATTCTCGCTCTCAGCTGCCGCGATTTTAGATTCTATGGCAACTGCCGCAGAAGACGCCGCTGTTTCCACAGAAACGGAAGCCGCTGTTTCCGATCCTGCAGCATTCGTTTCCGAAGTTTTAGCACCGGCCGCACTTGCAGCTGCAAGAACTTTAGCTGCCTCAACACTGTTTACAGCAGCAGCAGCTGCTGTCGCCGAAGCATCAGCTGAAACCGCACTTTTGGCACTGTTCGTTTCGGCATCTTTAGCTGCCGCAGCACTCACTCCCGCCGCCGTTTCCGAATCCCTGGCATTATTAGCGCATATCACTGCTGCAGTTTTAAAACTCTCGGCTTCGTTTGCGCTATTTGATGCTGCTGCCTTGGCACTTTCGGCCGCCGTCTTAGCTTGCAGGGCATCACTTGCACTGCCCTCTGCTGCCACTTTGCTACTGACCGCCTCTGTAGCCGCCTTTTCTGCACTAGTTTCGGAAGTTTTAGCTTCCTGCGCCGCTCTTTCTGCTGCAAGTTTATCCGCATTAACTTTACTCTCCGACCCTGCAGCTGCCTTAGCAGAATTTGCAGCCGCCGTAGCACTGCCCTCTGCTGATTTTGCGCTGGCCGCCGCTCTCCCTTCGGCTTCACCAATACCCTGTGCGCTGGCCGCTGCCGCAGAAGCACTTAAAGCGGCGCTTTCAGCATTACCAAAAGAAGCCTGAGCCGCACTTGCAGCTGCATTAGCTGCTTCACCCGCCGCACCTGCAGAATGGCCAGCCGAAAGCGCACTTTCTACCGCCTTAGTTGCACTATCCCCTGCTGATTTTGCAGAAACACCAGCGCTATCTGCCTGCTTCTTGGCTTCCTCGGCATAGCCTTTAGCCCTTCCCTCTGCGTCACCGATCCCCTTAGCGCTTTCGGCAGCTGCTTTAGCACTGTCAGACGCTTCCCCTGCACTCTTAGCAGCAGCTTCTGCCGCTTTAAAAGCCTTTGTCCCACATTCTTTAATATTCGATGCAGCTAAAACAGCCGCATCTTTAGCTGTATTTGCATTATTTGCGAACTCTTCTGCTTCATCACGATACTTTTTTACCGTAGTTACACTTTCAGTTAAAAAATCTACAGTGGGGATACCTGTATTATCACCTGTAATAATCTGGTTTCCCTTCACAAATATCCGGAGCGGATTAGTCGTTATCCTTACATCGTTATCACTACCAACAACATGAATCGTAAATTCACCATCTGCTACAAGCAACTCTTTCGGTATCAGACAACTATTATTTTGATCAAGAACTAAAGTAATAAAGGTGTTTTCTCCCTGCTTAAAAAATACGGTTTTCACTAAATCTAACCAATCTTCAGTAAAATCAAAATTCGCATAAACATAGTTTTTACTTTCGGCAATTAAAACATTATTGCCGAGAAGCTTCACCGTCTGCTGTTTTACTTCTATTTCAAGTTTCATCATTTCCCCTCCGTTTCTATGTAACTGTATAACCTGCATTATTATTATCAGTAGCAATGAAGGAAGCTGTACCAGTACTTGCTACGCTCTCTATCGCTACGCTGGACTTGATTGTAGATATTTCGCAAATAGCAGGCGCTACAGCACCGCTTACAATATGAGGCTGGGAATATCCATCAAAAATATATTCAGTGTACCAGCCTACAAATCTGATACTAATACCTGCATTAGCCTGAATGTTGTTGGCAGTCAGGGCAAAATTTATTTTACCTTCAGCCCTGTATCCATATAACTCAGTAGTCGTAGCAACTACTGAACCATCTACTATTAACTGTGCATAGCATTTTACAGACCTATAAACACGGGCTTCTCTCCAATAGCCACCGCCCAATTCAACCCAGTAACGCTGAATGAAATTAGCGCCCGAAGCTGTCATTGTTCCCGTTACAGTTATGTTTGCATTAGCTGGTACAGCAAAAGGAATAGAATAACTCTTGGTAGGATGTCCATCATACTTTAGCGTTGCATCATTCAAATTAAGCGTATAATTCAGAGGTACTTCACCACCTGTCGTACCGGCCGCAACAACGCTGCGACATCTGACATTAAAACCAGTGTTATCAATATCATATGCATAGCATTGGATCAAGGTATTAAAACCATCATAGGTATAAACGTAGGAAGGCAAATCAATAGGCGTGCAAACAACTTTCGGCACTTCCTTCCACGGGTTAGCAAACGTCACCCGCTGGCCATCCATTGCCGTGCCCATGATCTGCTTCTTTACCATTGCATAGGCTTTGGCGTTTTCATCATAGAAGGTAATACCCCGCTGATCGAATAGCGTATAACAGCCGTCTGCCTCAGCAACTTTTAACCCGTCGCCTGAAAGCGTTACCGCCCCACCGACAACCTTTAATTCACCCCCGAGCAAGATCGTTTCAGCGGCAAGTTTCTCGGCCGTAACAGCCCCTGCACTTATGTGATCGCCGATAATGCTTCCCGAATGTATTTTAGTTGCCGTAATTGCGCCAGCTTCTATCTTATCTGCTGTAATAGCATCCGAATGTATCTTATCCGCAGTAATCGCACCAGCTTCTATCTTATCTGCCGTAACTGCATTAGCCTGTATCTTAGCAGCAGTAACAGCATTAGCAGCAATTTTACCACCAGTTATAGCTTCATCATCAATATCACCCGCACTGATCAGCTGCTTAACATCAGCAGTAACTTCTTCGCTGTACTCGCCGTCACCAATATCATCAACAAAACAATATTTGACCGTTATCTTTCCGCTAAATATAAAATAAACAAACTCATTGTTCTTACTGGTAAAATCATCACCATTAATAATTAGTTTATAGCCCTTGTATTCCACTGGCAAAGACTGCATTTTTATATTTACACCGCTAAGCAGGGCAGACAAAACAGGCCTATCAGGTTTAGATCCCAAAGGTTTTCCAAACTGGTGAATAGCAGGAGAGCTGTAAGTACCAAAAATATTACGTACAAACAAATACGCTGTACCACTTCTTATCTTCGGGTTAGCTCTTGATTTAAAATCTCTAGTACGATCAAGCAGCTTGTCACTGTAAACACCTGCATTGCCGTCAAGCCTCAACTCAAAGAAATCAACATAACCGTTATCCTCGTGCAGCCACTCCCATAACGGGCCTTCCTCATCCCATGTTAAAACAAACTGCTTTGGCATATCTGGAATAAGTACGCTGCCTTTTATTGTTATCGAAGCCTGAGGAGCTCTATCCTTGTCACTGCTGCCACCGCTGGTATTAACAGCGACAACCTTTACTATATACGTAATGCCAGCAGTAACCTTTTCAATTATGTATCTAAGTCCACCTGTAGTTCCGACCTGCTGAAAAGTTTTTCCCGAATCAGACGACACCCATATTTGAGCAGTAGAAAAATTTGTTACATTCGTCGTATCAAATTCAACTACTATATTATTTTGCGGCATACCGTTTGCGTCTGTAGAATGGGTTTCCATAAGCGATAATCCAATTAGCTGTTCAGCACCACCAACACTCATGTTATCAAGTTTTTCATCAGTTTCTTTTTCAAACTTCTCTAAAAATTTTTTTAACTTTGCAACGAATGTTTTGCCATCACCGCTAACAGCATTGGGTATCTGATTTAAAAATTCCTTAATACTCATCAGTAATACCCCTTTATTACACTACTTTCACATTGATTATACCTAATAACAAGCGTGGTTACCTGCTGCATTATCAGCCCCATGAGTTCCATTTCCTGACTCATCTGAAATTGATCGCCAATACCTGCACGAATAACGGCATACTCAAAAATCAAATTATCTAAATCGTTACCAAATGGAGTAAAACTTTCAATAGATAATCTCCCCCCATCAGGCACACCAATTACCGAATAAGTGATATTCTTATTCGGTACCGGAAAAAGCAAAATTTTATTACCGTTTAAAATACAATATTTCTTTGGTACACCTTTTGCTTCCGTATCTTTTATACTGCTGATATTTTCGCGGAAAAGCTTTTGACCATTAACCCTTACATCAAAAATATAAACATTATTCTGCAACTCTATTTCATTCATTCCAGCAAGCAGATCCCCATCATCAATAGGAACGGCAATGTATTCCGGATTAATAGAAATAATTATGCGACGCAGAAAATCTACACCGCTCTCTATATAATCAAGCAGCTCCGCATCAGTGAAGCTATTGTTATCTTCATCTTTTAAAGTTCTTCTCAGTTTTACTATCATTGTGGAAATTGCAATCATAATAACAGCTCCTTAAAAAAATAAAGCCCGCTAAAACAGCGGGCTTTAATAGTTTAGTCAGCAACAGAACTCGTAATAACCTGGACCGCAGCAAAATCAAACGTGTTGCCGTCAGGATCTGTAAATTTAGCTTTTTCAACGCCTCGGATCATGCCTGTAGCAACGCCAGCCTTATCCTCATAGTCAAAACTTTTTTCTTTCCATGTCGGCTCCTGCGCGATCGCCAAAACTGCAGCCTGCGCGCCAAGCAGCAGGGCGTGTCCTACTTCTACCGTAGTCGCTGTGTCGCCGCTGCCGGAAGTAGCTCCGGTAGCAGTACGAATAACATTCTCGTGTTCATGCACGACAACGCCATCATATAAACCAAGAGCACCAGTAAAAATCGGATTGTCCAAACCACGCTGGTTAGCGTCTTTTTGGGCGCTCAACCATTTCTCGTCATTCTTCAAATCGCGAGCCTGATAACTGTCGATGATCATAACATAATAGTTTTTACCATTAACATTCACCGGGCGAATCTTAGGCGTAGCCAGCATAGCCTTACGACGTGCAGCGGAAATCATTTCAGCGCTGAACTTATCGCCAGCAGTAATCTGATTTTCAGCCTTACGTCCACCAGCATAAAGCAGGCGATTAGCCGTAGGATCTGCGGTCAATGCTTTAAAAATATCTTTCTCAATCTTTTCTGCCAGCCATACTTTAAGAGATTCCTTCGCTGCGCTGCGCAGATCATAAGCAGCCTTTTGCTCCTGCATCGAGCCCGCCAATCTTACGGCATTGCGGATCTTATCGACCTCAACAGCGAAATCAAGAAAAATAATTTTTTCTTCGTTGCCCTCTAGCATGTTATCGCCGGTTACACCGTCACCAGTCAGTTTCATCATTAAGCCGGTAGTGATCTTATCTCCCTTTTCTTTTTTCAGGTCTGTTTTCTTCTCAATGATGGCGTTAGGCCCCTCGGCAGTAAAACGTCCGAAAAAGTTATCTATCTGCGCTTCTTTCCACAGCTGCTTGCTCCATGCTTTCTTAGTTAAAGCTGGAGTAATCTTCGTATCATCGAACATCTGAAAATTAAAATAAAATTTACGCATAACTAAAAACTCCCTTTCTATTTATGCGCACAAGCAATCATTCCAGCGGTATACCCGCCAATACCTTCTTCAGTATTTCAGGAGGCAACTTATCAAGCGCATCTGCCCCCGGCTCATTTAAAATCCGAGCAACATCGTCTGCTGACATTGTAGTTGTCTTTCCTGCACCACTGACCTGTGTTGCCTTAGGCAACGCTTGTGCGGCTTCTATTTTTGCTGCTACATTCACTGCAGCGTTTTTGGCAGCAATGTTCTCCTGCTGCGGCGAGATCTGAGCTTTGTGCTGGGCATCATATTCAGCGGAAGCCTGATCAAAATAATACCTGGCCAGGACATAATCTTCTGGCATGCCCTGTTTCCTTTGCAGGCGCTCAAAAGCCGCCTTAATCGCAGACTGTTCCAACGGCGGCAGCTGTAAAAACCTTTCTTCAGAAATATACTGCCATCGCTCCGCAGCGTCTGGCTTCCCCTGAAACTCATTTACAAAACCAGTAAACTGCTCAGTCGCGCTCTGTATACGCTTCGCCTTCTCAACACGTTCATGCGCAATTTGACGCCCAGCTTCTAAAATCTCATTAGATTCCTGCTGAACAAGAAGGTCAAACTGCTTCTTGCGTTCGATATTATCTGCAAAATCCATATTGGCAAGCTCTTCATCTGTAAGGCCCATTTGGCTTTTCGCTCGGCGAATAGCCTCAGACGTAACAGCTTTCATAATCTCCGCTTTATTCGGGACTTGCTCCTGCCCTTGATTTTGCATCGGCGGCTGCTTAGTAATCGGACCGGCCGGCTCTTGCGGCACCTGTGGCTGCATTCTTGCTTTCAGTGCGGCCAGTTCTGCTTCCGCTGCTTTACGCTTATCAATTTCCTGTTTGAAGCGCGGGTAAGGAATAGCCGTACCTTTCGGTGATTGTTCCTCAACTTGTTTGTTATCGCTGTCAGCATCAGCGTCCGGAGCATTCCCTTCATTCCCTGCCGATTCATCCTCACTACCAGCTTCTCCCTGTACATTTTTGGTATCTTCGGCCCCAACGGCGCTGGGCTCGACCTCTGTTTCAGCCTCTTGGTCTGTCAGATTTTCTTCTTCAGCCAAAGCCTGCAAAACATCATGATCAATACCTTCAATATTCAGCACCTGTTTTTCTTCAAACATTTGGAAATCAAAAAGTTGTTTTTTCATGTAAACTTCTCCTTTTTACGTCTTATAGACGAAGTGCGACCGTATCGTCGTCGGCACGAAATATATAAACGCTATAAGCGCCTATTAACCTCTAATGCGAGAATAAATGTCCAGCGCCATACTTACTTGCCTTAACTGCGCATCATTGTACTCACCACTATAACCGACAAGATTATCTAACATTTTCGTTGCCGTCTTTTCCAGCTTTGTTCTCAGCTCTGTCGGCACATAATAAATATCTTGTGGTAAACAAGAACATCCATCTTCAGGCACCACTACTGACTCCTCTTGTTCCACACATTTTGATATTTCAACAGCTGGTATATCTACCTGACCTTTTTCTACTACAATCTGCTCACTGGTGATATCCTGATTTTCTTTCTCACTGCTCTCTTGCTGCTCAACTTCCGCTAAAGCTGCCGCCTCAACGGCCTTTTGTGCCTCAGTTTTTCTGTTAGCCATGTTTCTTTACCTCACTTTTTTAAATTTATAGCGCCGGCGCTGCGCCTGCCATCAAGCTTCGCGCCGCTGCATCCGTCAAAGTTTGGGGATTGCTTCCCGCCTGCTGACCCTGCCTGGAAGGCAAGCCCTGTCCCTGCAAAGCTTCCTGCATCTGCTGCAGTGATAACTGTCCTTCTGCCGGCTGTGTGATCTGCGCCGGTGCTCCAACAGCCATACCCATTTGCCGGGCATACTGCTGGATCATAAACTGCATAAACTGGTCTGCAACATCCTTAGGGAACATGCCTGCCTGTGCCGCCATCTGCAACTGCATCTCAACAGGCAAATCTTTAAACGCCATCGACTTAGACAATTTATACTGTCGCATCGCTTCGATTTCAGCTTGTTGCTGTTCCTGTGCAGCTTTAGCAGACGACTGCTGCCGTTCAAGATAGCGTTTTTTAATTTCCTCTTTCTGTGCAACATCTGACAAATCAAGCAGAATATCAAAAATCAAATCGCCCGGAATACCAAGCTTACTCGAAGCATCTACCAAAGTATAGAACTGAGTCGTCCTTTGCGTAGCCGTTGCCGGAGTATCAGCGATAACAATATCAAATTCTCCCTGGCTAAGATCATTAAGCGTAGTCTGCACTATCTGCATTGTCTGCGGATCAACCGCACTCTGCTGCTGATTGACCGTAATAAAATCAGGCTTGCCACCAATTCCCACAATACGATACGTCTTTTGATCAGTGTAGTACTGCGGAATAACGCCCTTCGCATTACGCTTGCCCCACAATAAAAAAACGATACGTTTTTTAGCGTATCGCAAATTATCAAACAAAGTAGCAATATGTGTTATAGCCTGTTTCTGTTTCAGCTCAATGGCCCGGCCGCTGGCGGTATTGCTGATATCAGTCCCCATAAGAGCCTCATTGATGCCACTGATCTGTGTGAGCTCTGCACCAGCTTCCTGCGATGCCTGCATAACATTCATAGGCGCCTGCTGCGGCTCTATTCTCTGCATCCTGCCACCAGTCAAAGAACCAGAGCCAACCTTTATCAAAGCCCCCGGAGTGCTGGCGCTGTTTTTAAGATTACTTTCTTGCTCAGGGCTTAACGCCCCTTCCTCAGCTATCCAACCGCTGTTAGATTGCGTATTAAGGATATGCATAGCCTGACTGCGGCGCTTGTTGATCTCACGCTGCGGATCCTTCAAATCACGCACAACACCTGCGGGGATATCATCTTCCCCAAGATAGTAAGCCATAAAAGGAACAAAAGGCAGCTCACCATGCTCATAAGGTGACTTCATATCCTCCAAAACAACATTGTCAAAGAAACTTATTACCCTTACTTCTTCGCTCGGTACCTCCATCCGTTTTACAACAAGCCCTGCCTGAAGCATTTCTGGCTCAACCTTTTCTGTCACGCTGCCATCACGCAGTACAAACAAAAGCTTTTTAACAGACTTCTTATACCAGCACTCACACAATCTCACTTTATGAGTAGTCGCCTGATACCAAAGCTCTCTGTCACCGGTATCAGATTCTTCCTTGTCGTAAATATCATTCTGTGCCTCTATCTCGTCAGCCTTATCCGGATAGATATTTTTTAGTTCAGACTTTTCTACCCAACGGGCCCTGATAATATACCGCATATCCCTGTAATACTTATCCCGGCTCTCTGCGTCCGGGTAAATATCAAAGGGAGCAACTCGGCGAATAAAAGCATCGCCGTCTAAAGTCGTATAATCAAATCTGTAGCCTACCTCAAACCAGCCCACGCCAGTTAACGCGCCGTCTAAAAACACATCGCTTTCCTCGTTATCATAATCCGATGCATCCATAACGTACTTAGTTACACCTTTGCGGACGTTGGCAAGATTCATATCATCGTTAGTACGCGGCAAAAAGTCAATATCATACCGATTCAAACGTTGATACCCTGACAGAACATTCATCAGCGGCTTAATTCTGTTAACAGTAATAGCTGGCTTACCTTTGGCTTCCAGGCTACTCTTATCCGCCTGGCTCCATTGATCTTTACCAGTGTAAAAGCCACAATCCTCCCGTGCCTTTCGCCGCCACTCCGAAGTACAAGAAGAACTATCTTTGAACCACTGCTTAAATTTATGCAACTTTTCATTATTGGCTATAACTGTACTGTCACCAACTTTTGCATACTGCATATCACCCAACATCAACATCACCTCTTTGTACCTGCTCAGGATATTGTCTTACTGCTTCATCTAATCCCAAAAGAGCTGTTCGTACAATAGCTTCAGTCTGCGGATTACGTGAACATATAAATTCTAAATGCCCGTTTTCGCAGGCCTTTTCCTCATAGCGATTAGCATATTCTCCGCAGCCTGCAGCACAAGTTTGAGCTATAGCGGAAACAACAGCACATACCAAATTATTCCCGGCGCTGTCGATATACTTTTCTTTGTACCCCGCATGCCCTCTGCAGCAAAAGTAAATACCATCTTTATCAATCAAAGCATTATAAGTAATCATTGTTATACTCCCCATACGCTAACAACTTTGTGATCGTTCCATCCGTCCAGTTCATACGGATCAGGTTTTTTTGACTGAGCCGGTCTATACGGCCTGCTGAGCAAACCGTAACCAATAGCATCAACAGCATGATCCTCACAGTTTGTATCATATTTTTCCGGATTATATTTATCATGCGTAATAGACGGCAGAGTACGAATAAGATGCACGCAGGTACTGAAAAAATATATACCTGGTATCTGCCTGCCCTCGTTATCCCTGTAACCTTCCAGCCGCAAACGTATTTCCTCTGCAACCTGTTCCCGCCCTTTGACTGAAGGATTAAAAGGACGGCATCCACTCGCAACCATCACTCTATTAATTTCTTCCGCTATACTCGGCGCTCCTGGATCCTGTTTATTCCAGCAGGCGTTATCTAAAACGCCATATTGCACAAGGTGCTTATCCCCCGCCTCTGCGGCAATGACCTTTTGCGCCACTTGCTTTGATGTTTCTTTTGTCCCTACATCAGCTTTACCGCCATAACCATAAAGCTCCCTGTAAATGTAAATCTTACCATCATAATCAACAGCGCCCCAGTAAAACGCATACGGATGATAACTGCCCCAGTCACCCATCCTAAAACGCATCCAGCCGTCAGGGATTTTAAAGGGTTTAACAACATGCACATCCCTATTCCAGCCAGAAAAGAATTGTCCCTCGAAAATATCCCAAGATCCGTCTAAATATGCCTTTCTTAATTCATCCGGAAGTGTTGCCAAAGCTTCCAGATAGCTTGCCGGCAAATAAGGATTATCCTTAACAAACGCTCTGACAAAAGCTATTCTGCCTTTATAGGCCTGTAATTCTTTTGGTATCTCTCCATCAACAAAGATTGCTTTAACCCAAGTATGACCTACACCACCAGGGTTAGTTCCGGCAATAAATTTCGGATCGTCAATCCCTGGCCAGCGTAACCGCATGCGTAAAAAATCAAAAACCGTCTGATTGTTAAGCGTCAATTCGTCCACAGCTATCGCCGCAAATTCACTGGATAAATATTTGCTTACCTTATCCAAATTACGAAAAGCCAAAACACCGCCGCCAAATTTTTCTTTTAAAGTAAATTCATGCGTCGATTCTTTATATGTTCCAAGCCATTCAGGAAACTCAACTATTATTTTAGACAGATGCCGTTCCCGTAGTGCTGGATAATCTTCACAAAAAAGGCCTACGCGAATACCGAGTAAGCCTAATTTTTTATACCATTTGATTAACAGATAGATCAACGTCCATCGAAGAATATAGCTTTTACCGCCACCAGCCGCACCTCCGTAAAGAGTATAAGTATTACTTTCTACAGCTTTCAAAAATTCCCGCTGCCTGGGCGTTGGTTTTATAACATCACTTAATAGCTTCACGGCTCATCAACCTCTAAAATTATAGCTTGTAATTCTGCACCATCTTTACCACTATCTTTCAATTCGGCTTTAAGCTTTTTAATACGCAGCTCAGCTTCACCCTCAGGCTTCATATCCTCATACTGTTTAATCAAATTAGTCAGCGTAGACATTGCCCGTGACTGAGCATTCAAAAATGCAGCTTGTTTATCGGCAGCTGATTTTACAGCCCAGTGTTCAGCACCGCCGCTTTCAGATACCGATTCGCCATTTTTTATAATCGTATGGTCCTCAGCATCTTTTACAAACATCACCTGCTGCGCCCGGATAATAGCCGCATACTTAATGCAAATACTCTCCCAAAGCAAATCAAGCGGGCTTTTATTCTCAAGGCACTCCACCAGCTCCAGCGTTTCTGCTGGTAAATACTTCGCGTAAAGCCCATGCGTAAAAGCATTATGATTTCTGGCCGGAGCACCACCGCCCGGATTCCCTGCTGCGTTTTTATTTCCAACGGGTGCGCCCTTTTTTTGTGTGCATACTTTTTCTTTTGTGTGCACACCTTTTCGTGCCCATTGGTATCGCTGCTTCCAGCTCTTTATCGTATTGACGCTGACACTATATTTATCAGCCAAAGCCTGATATTTCATACCAGATTTATAATCTTCATAAGCCTGCTCGTGCTTCTCGCTCACATGATCACCACCGCCTCGTTATTTATGTTTGTTTCAACACATGAAAAAAGCACTCACGGATGTGAGTGCTTTGAAAGTTTAATATTTTAACAAGTCGCTGCTTTGTAAAACCTCAAATTCGTAATCATATTTTTCTAATATACCTTTAACTATGTTTTTATAGTATTCTGGCGCAGTAGGAGAAACATATATTTTTTCTATTAACGCCTCTAAATTAACATCCACTTCATATCCGTTATTTCCAATCTCAGAATCATACCCTTTGACCAATCTTAGTTCATTCTCGCATCCAAACTCGAATCTTTTATAAAATAAAACATCAACTATTTTTGAAATTTCAAAACCATCACCATTGTAATCATGATCTTGCTCATAGTTGAAATTCATATATTTAACTTTTCCCAAATACATGATACTCTTGCTTTTCTTTTCATCATTACAAGGCATTGATTTAATCAAATTCCCTATTTTAGACTGTATTGCAACACCAGACTTTTCATCTGCATACAATTTCCACATAGCTACATTTTCATTTTTGTTTATATGCCAGCAACTAACATAACATTTTTTCGCTTTTTTCTGCCACTTATTGTATTTATCTCTTATCGCTTCTTGTTCTTGTTCGCTTTTTCCCGATTTTTCTGAATATCTTATCGAATCACTAACAACTCCCTCATATGGATCATTAAATGCTGCAGCTTGACTCATATAAAGTTTTCTATTCATAATCAAGTATAAAAATTTCTCAATACTCATATAGCGCCAAATTTCATCATTTTCATCATATTCATTATCAATATGTGACCTTATTTTCATAAACAACCACCACCCCATTTTAGATGGCTTTATTATACCACAAAAGCCGCCAGCATTTATGCCGACGGCTAATTTTACTTACACTTCTTCCTGCAAACATTATAGCACCTATTTGGACACGTTAAAAGGACATCTTTTGGCAGCGCTAAATGGACAAAATTATAGCGCATCAGCACCGTAAATTTTCAGCGCCATTTTCTTTACAAGCCTATTCCTATTACGCCGTACAGTACGTTCATCACAATTTAATTTTATTGCAATATCAGTATCTGAAATGTTTTCAAAATATCTTCCTGTGATAGCTGCAACATATTGATCGCCCTGAATCATATTCAAGGCCGCAGCTATTTCGTCAACTTCTTTCTGATCACGCTGCAGCTTAATTTCAACCGCTAATATCTTCCCCGCTTGCCGTTCTTCCGGTGTTAGTCGAATACCATCAACGCTAAACGATGTGATATCCTTTGACTTCTCTGTAATCTTTTCCCGCTTCAGATCCTCGATATCAAGTTTATACCGTTTGATATTATCTAACAACGTAGGATAGGCGTATAATCGTGTTTCTGTCTGCTTATAACAATTCCCTTTACCCGCTGGCTTTACAACCGCCAAAGCTGATTTTACAGCTTCTAATGCGGCTTCTTTTGCCGCACGCTTGATAAATTTATTGATTTCCTGCTCTGTCAACCAAAATCACCCCTCTGCCCGTAAAACATCTGCAGCCACATCTATCGCAGCACTTTCAACTTCACTCAGCTGATGGCCTTGCTGTATCTGCCCTAATAACCCGATCACGTTTTGAAGCCGGTTTTCTCTTACACAATTTACCCTACGGCAGTAAACTTTATTCTCGCTTACTTGGCGGCTCCACACGCAGCCCTTACACTTATGTGCCAATCTAATCACGCTCCTTTAATCCAACACTATGCCGCCGCACCCTTCGATTGTACCAGCCTTATCAACGTCCACGGGTTAGTAGTTACGTCATAAATACCGCCGTACATGATTCCGGGTTGCCCCAAAGTATAATAAATATAATCCATGCATAATGCATAATTAGTATTGGGTATCTTCAAAATTCTTACGTCTCTCCAATTATTAGCACCAGTGACTGGATTTTTTAAAAATTGGTTACCCTTACTACCTGTTATAGCTACTGTGCCTATCCAACCGATATCACGGAAAGGTCCCACAATCCCAAAAGCAAGCTTGCTATTACGTGTTGGTGTCACAACTTTCTCAACCTGCGCCCCAACGGCTATATTTTCTGTAACTACTATCGACATCGGATTAGATATTAAATCCATAACTTGTTGCCACCTCCGGATCCTGTAAATTTTTCCACGTGGTTGGATTCTGTTCTATTTCCACGAAATCATCATCCAACTTAGCAAAGATTTGGGGATCAAAAGTCTGAATAATTACATACCCTTGTTCAAGCTCAGTCACGCCTAATACTACTTCGTCCCGATTACATATAATTAATTTATTTCCTAACGCGACAGTAATTGCTGTTATAAGCGAGTCAAGATCAGCAAAGCCTAAATCAACACAGACAATAAAATAATCTTTCTCTTTAGGCTCCTCAGCCTTACCTGCAAGGCAAGCTACTCTCATAACATAATCTTCTTTTGGTAATGGTAGTTCATTTAAATCAGCTTCAAGACCGTTTTTGGTGTAAACATATAAATTATTTTCCATGTAGTTTCAGCTCCTTTAAATATTTACCACTTGCCAGCCCGCAGCAACTTCTTCCGCTGTCGGTTGCCGTGTACTATTGCAGCAGTACAAAGGCTTCGCCATGCTGTTTAAAACATAGCCTGCATCACAGTCCACCCTTGCCAGCAGGCTACTATCTCTACGATCTAAAACCAAGATATTATTACCATTGGCAAAAGTTAAAGCATTATTTAATGTGTCCTCGTCAGGCATCGTTATGTCAGCACAAGCTGCATAACCTTCTGTTTTCCCCGCTCTAGCCGTAAATGGTATTCTCAAAAAAAATTCTGCATCCGGTGGCTCAATAGCCATTAAATTTACCCCAACAGTAATATTGCCGTGAACGATTACTGCACAAGGGTTATCATTGTTCCCTGCCATAAATATCACGCTCCTTCAGTTCTTGATCTGCCAGAACTGACGCAATTACAAAGTAGCAGATTATGTCATTGATACTCTCTTGTACTTCGGCTCCGGTCAGCCCGTTATTATAAACGTGTGCAATATGCTTAGCGGCATATGCTTTTAACGCTTCATACTGCATCAAAACATCGCTATCTCCATACATCAGCCTTGCTCCTGCCGTAAAATTCGCCAAGGGGTCTTTGCCAGTTGCATACTGATCATTCTTGACCTCAAACATACCCAGTATATAATTCAATTTATTTTTTACTGCTTGTACAAATTCTGCGTTAGTCATTAGTCACTCAACTCCTGTTCTATATTTTTCGATTCTAGCTTTAACCGCTGCAAGTAATTCTGCCTGCCCAGCATCCTTATGCGCTAACGCCGCCATTACCTGCTCATCCATAGTTCCTTTAGTAACCAAATGGTGTATTATTACAGCCTGCTGCTGGCCTTGCCTGTATAGTCTGGCATTAGCCTGCTTATACTGTTCCAGGCTCCAGGTCAGTCCGAACCAGACTATCGTACTGCCGCCGGCCTGCAGATTCAGTCCGTAGCCGGCAGAAGCCGGATGCGTAATAAGCATTTTTATCTTGCCCGCGTTCCAATCGTTAACATCTTCAGGCGTTTTCAGTTCTCTTGCATAATTGAACCATTTAAGCAGCCTATCCCGATCATGCCTGTATGCATAAAAGACCAGTATCGAATTTCCTGATTCTGCTATTTCTTTCAATGCGACCAGTTTTTCGTCATGAATATCTATAACACCCTTGTTTTCATCATAAACAGCACCATTAGCCATCTGCAGAAGTTTGTTTGAAAGTGTTGCCGCAGTAGCAGCTGTAACATCACCCTCCGGAAGTTCTAAAACCAAAAGTCTTTCAAGCTCTTTATATCTGGCTCTTGCCCCTGTACCCATATCGATGCTGATCACATTGTCGATACGCTCCGGCAGTTCCAGCCAATCACCAGCACTCATACTAAAAGTAATATCACTGATTGCTGCATATATCTCCTGCTCAGCTCCAGGCTTTGGCTTATATGAATAAACCACGTAGCCATTGTTTTTATCTGGAACAAACCAGCGGTTACGGTATTCTGTTATTGTCCGCCCCAGTCTTTTCCCACCGTCCAGTAAATAAATCTGTGCCCACAGATCCATTAATTTATCACCCGGTGTACCGGTCAGCTCTAACACTTTCTCAAAATACGGCCGTACTTTCCGAAGTGCCTTGAATCTTTTGGCCTGATGATTTTTAAAACTGCTGCTTTCATCAAGAATAAGCATATTAAACATCTTAGGGCGCCAGTGCAGCTGCTCCATAAGCCAGACCACATTATCGCGATTGATAATATAAATATCTGCCTCAGCTTTCAGCGCCATCCGGCGTTCGCTGGCTGTGCCCAATATCTTTGATATTTTAAGCTGCTGCGTTATCTCCCACTTTTTTATCTCACTGTCCCACGTACTTTCTGCAACCTTTTTCGGTGCAATAATCAGAACCTTAGACACCGAAAAGTAATCCCATAGCAAATGTGTTATCGCAATAAGGCTGCAGGCCGTTTTGCCAAGACCCATATCTAAAAATAGTGCCACCGCTGGTAATTCCAGTATCTTTTTGATTGCAAACTCCTGATAGCTATGCGGCTTAAATACATCGGCCATTATAATACCCCTCTTTTTTCCGCATACCTTACAGCAACCTCAATATCCCTACGATCCTTTTTCATATCCTCACACGCATCGTCAACATCCTCATATGTTGCAACAGTAAAAACATTAGCGCCTTTATGCGCCATTTGCCGCATTACAACTTTTTGCAACGGTCTTGGTAACTCCCCAGGCTTCTTTACCTCAGCAAAATATGTCAGCCCTATCCCTAGATCGGTTTGTACCGGAATGATTATTACCCGATCCGGCACACCTGCATTACCCGGACTCACGAATTTATAGGCCTTACCGCCCAGCTCTTTCACTCGTTTGCATAAATACCGTTCAACATCTTTTTCTGTTCTCTCCACAAGAACACTCCTTTCGTGTACATTTGTCCTGTAAACAGCGGAAACAAAAAATTCCCTTATATCTATTTATATATGCCATATATGCTATTTCTTACGCGCGTATATACGTATATTATTAAAATATCTTTATAGTAATATTTTTGTTTACTTTGTTTCCGCTACCACTCTAGCCCGCTTGTATTCTAGCTTTTAGGCGGAAACAAAACTCATTTTTTCTGTTTCCGCTCTTGTTTCCTCTGTTTACGCTAAACCTTGCTTTTTGAAAAGTGTTCAAAAATTTTGTTTCCGCTGTTTCCGGCGTCTCCCTTTAGTTTACTAAAGTTCGTTTCCGCTTCGTGTTTTTGTTTCCGCCTTTGTTTCCGCTAATTTGTACATCTACAGTAGCCACGCTGGTGTCCATACATCTTCCCAAAACGCAAATTACCTCTTGACCGTTCCCATCCCTGCATATTTTGCATGATGCTGTTGATCTCTCTGGACATCAAACTATTAAGGTTCTTTGGATCTCCTTTAAACACTTCGCACCATATCTCAAGAACACAAACCTTATACCGCTGCACTGTACCCAGCTCAGTAAGATCATCACTTTCCAAAAAATCCCGGCGTTCATACAGATCCAAACTATCCCAGTTCTCTGGCAACAAAGTATCAAGGTATTCCCGCACCAGACCAACTTTCTCAGACTCCTCTGTATGCGCTGACTGTGCCTTAGTGGCTTCTGCTTCCATATCTTTGTCCAGATATAGGCTTTCTCCCTGCTGCCATAGATAATAGGCCTCAGCCCAAACCTGTGCTACTTCTGACTCCGTAAAATCTTTAAAACTCTTATCATGCGGACCACCTACGTTAACTGGCCAAAACCTTCTATTGCCCGTCCGATCTCGGAGAAATACAGTTTCATTCGTAGTGCCATAAAATACGCACTGCCGCAGGAACGACGCCGTTCTACGTCCGTACGCTACGCGGAATATATCTTCCGACTTCGATAAAAACTGTTTTACTGCTTCTGATTCAGCCTTTCTCGTAGCATACAGCTCGCCTAATTCTGCTATCCAAACTCCGTGCAACTGTTCATAAGCTTCCTTGCCCTGCACACTGGTAAGACTGTCTGAGAACCATTCCCGGCCGAGTTTCTTCAGCATCGTGCTCTTACCAATACCCTGCGGTCCGCAAAGAATTATCACATTGTCAAATTTGCAGCCAGGGCTGAATACCCTTGCTACCGCAGCTACTAAATGCTTACGGGTCACGATACGTACATAATCTGTATCATCAGCTCCAAGATAATCTATCCAAAGGGTATCTACTCTCGGCGTTCCATCCCACTCTGTAGCCTTAATATAGTCACGAACCGGGTGGAAATGGTTGCGTGTAAAAACCTCAGCACAGGCATCATAAATAACCTGCTGCCCTTTTACGCCGTAAACATTGCTTAAATAATTACGTAAGCAGCTATCATCCGTATCGTTCCAGGTAACGCCCTGTTTAATAGACCGCCAGGGCATACTGTCCAGAAGCACCGTTCGAAAACTGAAATCGTTATAGGCAACTTTACCGACCAGATTGATATCATTTTCTAAAATCAGCTTCAGGTTATACGGCGTTGATTTTATTTCACCGGTTTTCGGCGTCATTTCCAGCTTGCTCATCCAGTCTATATCTGCAGGCACATCTCCAAAATCGACACTTTCTTCCAGCAGCTTTTTAGCCAGTTCGGTTTTAACGGCATCGTCTTTCATTGCGAATTCCTGCATTGCGCCATAGCTCGGCAGGTTGTTTATTTTGGTATCGACTTCAACGTCAGCATCTTTATCACCGAAAAGATGCAGCCGTACAAGGTCAAAACTGTTTACCAGCTTTCCACTGACGGGATCGGTCCCGTGATGGCTGTATGCAAATTTACCATCTTCATACACAACAAGTCCGCCTGACGTACTTCCCTGTTTATAGGTATAGCGACCTTCACTGCAAGGCTCATACACATCATTAAGGAAGCAGTCTATCGTATCCTGTACTGAATAGGTTCTGCAAAAAGCGCCTATTGCTCCAGGTTTCTCGTAAGGATCGCCTTGCTTTTTAGCAGCCGCCTGCCGCATCTTATTTGCCCTCGAACTCTCTGGCCACGTCGAAGTATCACGCCAGTCATCGTATGCAGCAAGTACATCGTCCGGATCCAAACAGTTCTCGCTATCGTTAGCGAAAAATATATACTCGCCATCGGCAGAAGTACTTGGCCAGTACATCAGCCTTTCAGCTTCATAAGTAGTATCGTCAAAAAGGTCCATTCCAATATCATCAGCGATACGCCGGGCAATAGCCTGATACGCATCCGGCTGCACAGCTCTGGCCAAAGGGATCACAACGCGCAGCCGCGGTTTCTCCGGTGTATGCTTATGCGTTGAATAGACTGCGTAACAAACATCGCCAAGCACCAGATCAAGGATCGTCATAAAACTACTGTCTGCAAAATCTGCGTCCAGCGTGACCAATTGCCGCTTAACTACATTGCCGGCAATACGGCGGCCATTTTTGATATAGCCGCCAACAAAACCACCAACGTCCTTTATTTCGTCTTGCCGAGACTTTGACAACTTGGCATATTCGGCCGCACTCTCACGGGTCCTGGTAGTAACTCGAAGCTTGTCCAGAATATCCGGCCAACTAAGTTCTTTATTTTTCCATTGCTTAGCCTTACGGCTGCCGCCGACAGCTATAGTAATTTTTGCAGGGATCATATCGCATTCCTCAGTTCATTCTTTCCGCTGCCTGTATCTATATCACAGGTATTTATCTTTAACTTGGCTTCCTTGGCCCATTCTATTACTGCTGCATTCAGTTCAGGATTTTTGGCAACCGGTCTGTTTTGGTTGAGTTTAGCCTGCCTGATTTCCCCGCCGGCCACTTCAATACAAACTAATAATTTACCTTCATCATCAGTCATAACCGCTATAGTGCATTTGCCGGCAAGCGCACGTTCAGCATAAGAACCTACACAGTTATGCAGTTTATTCCCTACCATGCGCAGTTCATGCGCGGTTTCCGGAAGAAAGAATTTCAATCTGTCTTTCTGCATCGCCAAACGCTTTACTACATGTTCCGGTATCTGCAACGAATAATCTTTATTTTTCTGTGCATCCCATTTTTCTACCAGCCAGTCATGCATTTGTGCGATAGAAGGTTTTTCTATCCATAAAAGTTCCTGCGTTTCAGCTGCAAGCTTAAAATACATTCTGCTGCAATCATCTATATCCGAAGGGCTATAATGCTTGATCAGAAAATAAGCTGCATTCTTTTTATATCGGTCTGAAGCAATCTTCAAAAAATTCAAACCTAGTTCTGCAAACGCATAAGATCTCTCTATACGCAGCCCCAGTTCCCCGACGCTGGCAAGAGCGCTAGCCAATAATAACTGCTCTTTGTAATCTGCTGATATCCCTACAGCCGTTTTTAGCCGGCCAGCTTCTAAAAGTCCGCCTTTGGCAATAATTTTTCTAAAAGCCTTTGTATCACGAAGCCCCATAACCTTTAATGCACTTTGCGGATAAGACAGTCCGGTACGCGTCTTAGCAATCACTTCCTCTAAAAAATATTCCAGCGATATCTTATCCATATAATGAGCTTCTACAAAACCACGGTAATCGCTGCGCCACGAACGATCATTAAAGGCCGTTGGTAGATTGGGCGCATCCGCCACGGCCAAACGCCAGGCAATATTACTCAGAGGAAAAATAAGCGCGCCCATCGAACCGCCTGCTGGTACATGCATAGCTTTTAACTTGATATTATGAAAGTCTTTAACCTTTTTGCTAATAGCACTGCGCAATTTAAGCAGCATATTCGCGAAATCTTTTTTATTGTCTTTCCAGGCGATGCTGCTATGAGTAAGATATCTTAAAACAGATTGTTCACTAAACTCACGTTCCAATGGATTAGATATTTCGTATTTAACATCATCCTTGGTTTCAAAATAAGACTTTCTTTTACGGACATCAAACATCACTGTTTCGTGACAGCGCTTTTTAATAGCACAAAAGCGAATATCGTCAAAAGTCACTTCTGTATATGAAATTCTCAAACTGATATGATTCTTATACTCATAAAGCGATAAAATCATTTTTTCAGGTATACCTACCCCGATGTCATGCGCAAACCCTTTATGTTTGGAAGATCCTCTGCATCCCGGGCAGTTAAAATAATTACCGTTCCAGGTCTGCCAGCCATTAAAGCAGGTATACCCCCATCTTGCGGTGAAGGTTTGCTCGCAGGCACTACAGTAATGAGCATAAATGTTGTCATCCTTATAAGGGCCTTCACCTAAAGCAACAGGCGCCTGAATAAAGTCAAACATTTTAGGAATTACGATTTTTGCAAGTAAAGTCCCCATCACGGGCACCCCCTAACCTAAAAGATCATCAATATCTATTTCTGTTGCTTGTTTCTCTGGTTCTTCGTCAAACAAATTCTGATCCAGTTTTTCTTCCTCAGTTTTATCTGCGGCCGGAGCTGTAACTTTTGCTTCTGCCTTCCTGCCTCTTGAAGATTTTTTCTCTGGTTTCGCTGCTGGTGCTGGTTCCGCTTCTTTTTTTACTGGTTTTAATTTTAGATAAAGCTCACACTGCCGACGCTGGTTATCTACATAACCCTCCAGCTCCCGGCGTTCTTCATCCGATAAAATACTGGTGTCCTTAGCTATTTCATCCTGCATTTCTTTGAAAATCTTTATTTGATTCTCAACTGCGCTAAACGTATTTGACATAATATATCAATCCTTTCTGTAATAAGGTGTTGTATAGCCATCTGCATCAAGCTTCAGGCCTCTATTCCAGGAAACATTTTCAGACATTATTTTTATTACTCTTTCCAACTCACCGGCCGCTGGCTCAGCTTCAATGATCACTTCATCATGTACGTGCATAAGTATTTTATATCCGGCCGCGTCCAGTTTCAGCATTGCTTCGGCCAGGCAATCTCTGGCTGTGGCCTGCACAATATTTTCAACCAATTTACCGCCATACGTTTCCAAGCGGCACCAGCTTTTATTGTTTTGATTTACACCCAGATAAGTAACAGATGTTCTGCCCATATTATTTTCTTCAAGTCTGGGCTTTGCATAAGCTATGCGGCGCCCGGATGGAAGCCGGATAAAAAGCATTCCTGCTTCAAATTGAAAAGCAATACCGTGCCGATACTGAACAGTAGTTCTTTTGCCAATCACTTCTTTGACCACAGCCTCCACGTCCCACCAGAACTGTACTATTTTCGGACTGGCCTTGCGCCATTTTGTCACGATATCGGCCAGTTCATCATCAGCAAGCCCCATCTTGTCCGCGCCCATTTGCTTTAACGCACCAACGCCGCCCTGATAGCCGAGAGCCAATTCTGCAACTTTGCCTTTCTGGCGTAACGTACTGCCCTTGGTAACAGATTCTATCGGAACGTGGAACATCTTAGACGCCGAGGCTTCGTAGATCTTGCCAGTGGTAGCAAATACTTCCTGGCGCCATCTTTCTCCGGCCAGCCACGCAATAACTCGCGCTTCAATAGCTGAAAAATCTGCTACTATAAAAGTTTTGCCGGGTGACGCAATCAGCGCTGTCCGGATCAGCTGGCTGAGCACATCTGAAACATTAGGATAAAGCAGCTCTAACATATCAAAGTCGCCATTTCTTACAAGATTTCTGGCGTCATCCAGATCCGGCAGATGATTCTGCGGCAGGTTATGTACCTGTACAACACGGCCAGCCCAGCGGCCGGTACGATTAGCTCCATAAAACTGTAAAAGTCCGCGTATCCTGTCATCGCCGCAAGCAGCCCCGATCATTGCTGAATACTTTTTTACTGAAGTCTTAGAGATAAGCAGCTTCAGCTGCAATACTCTTTTTATGTTTGCAGGCAAATCACTCTGCAGCATTTCTTGTGCTATACTTTTTGTCAGGCTCGGCATTCGCACCCCAGTAGCAAATTCTAACCAGCTCTTGATCTGGGCGACACTATTTGGATTATCTAAACCCGTAATATCTTTCAACTGCTGCAAAGCATCCTGTTTTATCTGTTCATCAAATTTAATAGCATTCTCTACCAGTGTCCGGTCGATAAGGATACCAGCACTGACGATTTTTTGATCAAGCTCCCAAAGTCGCTGTTCTTTTTCATTTGGCCGAAACCGCGATAATTTATTCAGCACATTCCGTTCTACTTCTACGTCCTGGCCGCAATACTGCTTAAATAGCCCCCACTTGTTACTATCATGCTGCGGCAAATTCCTAAGCCGGCCACCGTTTGTTTTAGTAGGTTTACAGGGCTTACAGAAATACTCTATCAAACGTCGCCCGATGGACATTTTCTGTTTGTCATCAGGAAAATTCAACGCCTGAGCCACACCAGCCAAATATCCGGGTAAACCTAAAGTCAAAGCAAGCACCGAAGTGCAGGCCCATTGATTCGCATTGAGCTGCTTCTTGAAATACTTAGCAAGGCACGTCATTTCAAAGTTAGCATTATATGCAGTTTTCAATACATCAGGTGAAAAAAGAGCCCGCAGCACATCTGCGGGCAGTTTTTCACCTTGAGCAAGGTCAACAACCTGCACCGGGTCTTCATCAAACGCAAAGCCAAATAAAAGTATTTCAAAATCAGGAGCATCGACGTAAGCATAAGTTCCAACTTTTTTTATGTCCCTTGATGAATAGGTCTCAAGGTCAATGCTTAGTCTGGTCATAGTTCTTAGCCTAACAAATCATCTGCGGCTGCAGAATCATCAAAATCATCATCCCAGTCTTCATCGCGAACGACGCCACCACCAAGAGGCTCACCATCAGTTAGTTTTTGCAGGCCCATAAGCCCCGCAGATACGCCGCGATTACCCTGGTTATCATAAACATAGAAGTTGATAATAGCCCGGCCATAGCAGCCGCTGTAAAGTTCCGATTCTTCGGTGATTGGCGTTTTATCGGCATACACAATAGCGGGTTTTCGAGTGCTCGATACGTTCATAACATAATGACCTGCGCATTCCGGCCCATATGGTTCACCGCCGTTTGGGGTTACACCGTCGCCATCATGCAGGGTAGTTTTCAGCTGCGACGGCAGTTTTTTCCCTTTTTCTACCCAATTGTCTTTCGCAGCTTGAGCTGCCGCCTTCATTTTTGCAAGTGTCGCGGTATCGGATTTAGGGATCAAAAGCATAACGCTGTATTTTTCTACACCATTTTGATCCGCGCGCGGATGAAATGCATTTACATAAGAAAACCTAACTCTGCCTGTAGTGATTTGTGTTTTTGCCATAATAATTATTCCTCCTCAAATTGGTCAATAATAGATTGTTCGGGAGCCCATTCCGGGCGTTTATCCTGTTCAGTTACTAACGTTGGTTTTCCCGGCGGTTTTTCAATAAGACCTGCCGCCAGTTCCCTAAATTTTTTCTTACCTGTCAGAGATTCCAAGTCTGTAAGACTACGAAGTTCTGTTGGTTTATAAATAGTTTCATCCGCATAGCCCTCATTGCGCAGAATTTCTGCCAGGATCTCTGAATCAGTAATTTTACGGTTACTGCGTCCCTCAACCAGTTTCATACCAGGCCACTTCTTACCAGTGTTGACAGCTGCATCAAGCGCGTATTTTTGCAGAGCATCTATCCACTTTGTAAAAGCGCCGGCGCGCATCAGTATATCTGAAACTTCAGCATCTGAGAGCAAGTCGGCTTCAGCAAATGCGTATTTAGCAATTTCAAGATTGTATTCTGCTAAATGCCTGCAGGTAGCCGACGCTCTGCAGAACCTGCAATGATCTCCGGCCCCGTATTCGCCTTCGCCTTTCATCGCCATTTGGGCCGTTACTTTTACAGCTTCGCCCCATGCAAGCAGTTCGTTAAGTGTCAGCGTTTCAGAGCTGATACTGTCCAATCTTGGCTGTACGATCGTCATGGCAACATTTTTAAACTCATATAACAGTCCAAAATTATTGTACGCCCCGAGACCATATAAACGCATTTGCGAATTATTTTCAGCTGAAACAGGCACACCCTTGCCGTATTTCAGGTCAATCACCTCAATAGTGTCACCGGCGATAATTATCACGTCACCGGTACCGAATCCCTCTGGTACCCAGGGACTGAAATCGAGTTTCTGTTCTATAAACAGATAGGCCCGCCCATTATTTTGAGTTTGTAAGCATGAATAGCGTTCCCAAACAGTATCTACATAGTCAGAAATATAGTCGTTCATACTTACGGAATATCTTGGATCAGCCTCTACTGCTCGCAATCGTTTTTCATACTCATCCTGCAAAATTTCAAGATTTAGGTACCGCAACCGGATTTCTGCCACCTCATGGGCCAGAGTACCTTCTGCTGCGTACTCACTGCCTTTATCCGGGAAATGGCTTTCCAGTCTTGCAGAAGGTGGGCAGTTCAGCCATTTGCTACTGCCTGACGCACTTAAAAAGGCGTGAGCACTCATAGCCCTTTCACCAGCTCGATCAGTTCAGCATATTTTTCAGCAGGGGTATCGGACAGCTTAGTTCCACCTACCTTTTGGAAGCATTCAGCCAGTTTGGCTTTTTTATCAGGATTCTTTTTGATAAAATCCATGCAGGCAGCTTTAACATCATCCATAGTAAGAGCCTTTTCCACTTCTTTATCTGGCGCCGGTGCAGCAGCTGCAGTTTGTTCTGCTGTAACTGCTGGCGAGAATACGCCTTCATCCTTTACAGCAGGTACCGATTCAGTAACAGCTTCAGCTGCCGGAATAGCTTTTGCTGCTTTTAAATTTTTCCTGCTGCTTTTTGTGGGTGCAGTATCCTCAGCAACAGAGTGGCTGGTAGCTGTAGCCCCTGCTAAGGCACCTACCGTAGCCTGCAGTGCGGTACTAAAAGCACTAAAACAGTTAATCAGTGCCGGTGTTTCCTCGAATTTTACATTTACGTTTAAGTTGATATCCATATTATTTTTCCTCGCTTTCAAAATTATGCTATAATGTAGACAATACAGGTTGTTCACTGCAAAATGTATTAACCTTTGAGCCATCGAAGTTGCCGCTTCGATGGCTCTTTTCTTTTAATTCATTCCGGCAACTTTGCACCAGAGCCATAAGCCTGCAAACACACCAAACCATGTTCCAACAGCAATCACCGCAATTTGACAACATAACTCTTTCCACATCTCACCACGCCCTTTCTAAAAACATTCCCAAAATAATCAGTGATGCTGTTATCAGGATCTTCGGAAAAATTTCACTCTCAGCAAAAAAGTACCAAATATAAATCCCTAATGTTTTCATGGTGTCCCTTCCCCCCAACATGACTTTTGTTCCTCTCTGCAGCATCGACTATAGTCGTCAGATAAGCTAAGTCATCAAACGAATAACCATTATCGCCCAACTCGAGTTCTAAAGATGCCAGGTCTCTATTAAAAGACCTTAGAGATTCAATAAAATCCTCTAAAATATGCGCTGGAATTTTACCAGAAACAGCCAGAATCGCTTTAGCGTATGAGTTTAAGCCTTTTATCTGTGTAGATCTATCGGATATCAAATTAAATATTTTCTTGGGCAGTTGTTCCGGCATTAGCTATTTCACCTCCTCCTTCAAACAATGCCGCCTCTGGCGTTTTTTGCCAGGCTTCAAATTCAGCCTGTAAACCTGTATCCTTAAAACGTCCGTCCGGCAGCATCAAGTCCTTTAATCGCGCTACTACATATTCAGCCAACCCCAGAGCAGCATACTCACTTATTTGGCCGCCACTATCTCCTATTATTTTTAACTTACAAGGTTTCAATATCGCGCCTCCCTTCTTTTTTCGCTTTTAAAGCGACTTATAGGGCAAAAAAATATCGACAAGAGTTTCTTTATCAATTTCTAAAATTTCGCCAATACGCTCAGCCTCATCTGTACCAAATTTACCGCTTTTCATGCGCAGTTGCATAGTGCGTTCTGACCAATTGAGCCTTTTTGCTAATTCTTTTTGAGTAAATCCCTTTTCTGCCATTGCTCCTTTTAGTTTCGCAATATTCAA